CGAAATAATATCATCGATCCTATCACATACCTCGGCACATTCCTCAGCAGTCAATACGTTCGGATACAGTTCTATAAAATTAGAAGTCAAATTTAGACAACTCCCTCGTTCGAGATCCAGATGGAGTCCGCTCAAAAACAGGAACAGCATCTTGTCCTGAATCGGTGATACCTTGTTGAGCAGATAACTCTAGATCATACAGTTTCATTTTACCACGGTCGATCCCAACCATGAACCTTTTATTTATAGCAGGATCATTATACCGATTCTTCAACTGCTTGACCATGAGTTGACCCATGTTCTCAAGTTCTTCAGTTGAGATAAGAGCAAACATCAAGTCAGCAGTTGCAGGCAAACCAAATGATTCCGAAGTATCAGTCAGGTCGACATCACTGTTCGCATATCCACCACGAGTAGTTTGAGTGGCAGAAACAACAGGAAGGTCAAACTCAACTGCGAACCCACGAAGTTCTTCAGCAATCGCCTTCACATATGTATAAGAGTTGACACCAGCACCTGCTTTGAATCGACTGGATGCACAGATGTTAAGATAATCAACAAAGATAATATCAGGTCTAAAGTTGCGCTTCAGTTGTAGTTCGTTTAGCAATGCCTTGAAGTGACCAACATGCGCACTAGCAGTAGGATACTCCTTGATGATCAATTTACCCTCAGTCTTTTTCTTAATCTTATCGATACGATTATCGAACATGGACTTAGAGAGATCCTTAAGATCCTGAATGTTTACGTTCATCAAGTTTGCATCAATACGTTCGGCGATACGTTCTTCTGCCATTTCCATGGTGATATACAGAACGTTCTTACCTTGACCCAAAGCACCTGCTGCCATGTGACACATGAACAAAGACTTACCAACACCAGTGCCAGCAAGCGCAATATTCAAAGTCTTATTTGGCAGACCACCATTGGTAATCTTGTTGAACATGTCAAGATCGAAGGGTAACTTGTTTTCAACACGGTGATAGAAGTCATACCGCGATTCAGAATTGTCAAGATAGTCATGCCCGACATTATTGTCGAAGCAAACACTCAATGCATCCTGGAGAATGGACGGGATACCATCTTGAGTGTGTTGTTTATCATCACCATCAATAATCTGAATCGATTGCATGATTGCATTGTAAACTGCCTTGTCCTTACAGAACTTCTCAGTCTCTTCAAGCAACCACTTCTCATTCACATCAAGAGAGTCATCTAGATGTGTCAGTTTTTCATTGATGTTTTTAAATTCATTTTCGTTTATACCACGGTCATTCTGCACCGCGATTTCAATTGCTTCGACTGTCGGAAGTGAATTATACTTCTCGATAAACTCTCTAGCATAATTGAAAATCTTACGCTCGGAAGTATCGTGGAAATATTCTGGTGTTATGAATGGAATTACCTTGCGAGCATAGTCTTCGTCGGAAAACAATTTACTCAGTATAATCGTCTCGATCTTCTGCAATTTTTAAATCCTCTATCTCATCATATTCATTTGCGATTCTAATGCAACATGGTTCACACACAAACATCTCATACTCGAGACCCTCTTCAATACCATGAAGACACATGGCAGGGTCATTCTTTTTCAGAACGACCCCACATTGATCACATATCTTGATTTTCGTATTCTTCTGAAATATCTTCATCAGAAATGTCCACATTGTCACCCTCCATCATTTGTCCATTGCCCATACGATAACGATTTTCAATCCACTCGCCGAACGTTGGGTCGGTAAGAATCGGCATCCAGAACTCTTTATTGTATGTATCATTCAGACGATACTTCTTTTCTTCACCGACACGCTGGTACCAACCATTGCTTGGTTTCACAACGTGACCAGATGCCAATGAAATATCCAACAGACCTGACCACTTACTGATACCACCTTCGAAGGTAACTTCAATCGGAATCTTTGACTTCTCACGAACGTAACGGGACTTCTCGACGTTGATAATAAAGTTGTAACCAACCACCTCTGTACCTTGCTTCTCTTGCTGGCGACCAATAATGAAGATGTTATCAGCAGAATAGTAGATACCAGTTCCACCTGACACGATCGCCTTCGGGAACATACCAATTTCCATGTAAGTATGATTGACCACGACCATAGGAATGTCCTTGATGGTAAGGTGCGGTGTGATCATACGGAACAGCGACTTCATCTGCTTGGCGCGAGTCATATCTGCAACCGACTTACCGTCGAGAGCATCGTCGACTTCCTTCTTAGATGCCAAGTTACCAACAGAGTCAACAACAATCATAACATTATCGGAACGTTCGAACTGATTAATCTGCTGCATCACATCATGCTTCAACTGTTCAATGTCAGTGATTGGTGTGTGGATAACCATGTCAGTATTAATACCAAAGTTCTCGAAGTATGACTGCGGTGCACCAAACTCCGAGTCATAGAACAGAATGACACCGTCGGGATACTTGTTCTGGAAACTCTGGATAAGCATCATAGCAAACGCTGTCTTGAAGTGCTTAGATGGACCAGCAAAGACAGTCAAACCTGGAGTCAATCCACCATCCAGTTTACCAGACAAGGCAACATTCAACGCAGGAACTGATGTCTGGATCAGATCCTTAGTGCTGAACAACTTACTCTTAGAGAGAACGTTGGTCTCCTTAATGGTGCTGTTCTTTTTAATTTTATCGATTAATGCATTCATTTTCAATCCTTGTCTTTAATTATAACTACTGTTGATTTTTTCGGGACAATCAATTCCTTGTCATTTTCTTGAGCAAACTGTTGAATCGCTTTCATCGCACCCTCATATACTGGTTCATAATCATGACAGCACAATATACCACCTGCGACCAATCGTTTATTCCAATAATTCAAAGCAGAATATGTTGCATCATATGTGTGATCGCCATCATAAAACATTAGATTTATTTGCTCGTCAAACGCATACGTATCAACATCAAATTCTATTCGCTCATGTGTTATATTATCCCATGGAGAAACGTTCGTTAGAAAATGTTCATAATGTTCTTCGGGGGATAAGATAAAATTGTTCACAAAATACTTAACTCTATTTGGTTTACATGCGTAATCTAGATATTGTTCTAATGTTACGCCGAAATTTTGCATCAACATACCAGGAAAATCTGGATTCAAAACAATATCAGCATAATACCGCAAAATATTTCCACCACAAAATCTATCAATGGTGTGGATACTATATTTTTTATTCTGTTTCTTGCATGCTTCAGCAAAAGCGATTGTACTCTTGCCTACCCATGCTCCGACCTCTACGATCTTTCCGGACTCTGGTAGATAACTTACTGCTTCATGTATAGCATCTACATCCCTACGAGTGATTAGTCCAATAATGTGTTTTGCTGGTTTCATCCAAACATACTCTCTAGCGTGGCAACTGGTTCTGTATTCCAACCAATGCCTTCTACAATTTGTTTTAATGGTTCAAGAAAACTCTTATTGAACATTGTATTATAATCTACATATCTATGTATGTCAAGCTCTTTTGGTATTTTACCAATAAAACCAATACAATTTTCGCGAATAGTATTTGGTTCCTTCAAGTATAGGAACTTAATCTTCTCACCTTCTTGAATTGCTTCATACTTCATACTAAGATTGTGCTTCTCAAGCAGGTGATTATACATTAAAGCACCACGAACATGCATCGGTGTTCCTTTGCCGTATATGTCTGCTCTTGATGTATACTTAGCAAGTCCATTGACACTTCGTGGGAAAGCAATATCTTCAGGTTCCATTTTATTGAACAACCCACGAGTGTGCTCAATAAATTTCTGCAGAGTTGCTTCATCCGCAGTCAAAGATAATCTTACTGCTTCCTTGAGACTCTCACGAACAGGTGCTGGAGTCGAGGAACGAACGATCTCAAGACCCATGACTTTGAGTTTGGGATCTTTGTATCGAACACCTTCGTTATCGTAGACGTTGAGTGCATATCGTTTCTTCGCAACCCAGAGACCACGTTCTGCAATCGCTTCACGCTTGAAGATAATCTTCTTTCGAAATGCGTTCGTGTAGTCCGCAAGTTGATCACAACTTTCGTTGATTGCCTCTGTGATTTTCTCTTCGCAGATTTTATCGAGAACGTCAATGAGTTTATCGCGTGATAGATTGCTATAATACTTACG